CCAGAATATCCTGTAACGCTCGACTGGATCGCTATGAATAGCAACCCAATCAGCGCAAGGGATTCGTACTATGATCCGATCGTACGCCTTATGTCTACATAAGTTGTACAACTTCAGATCGTCAGTGACAAGTGCTACAACTAGACTACTAGCGTAGCAGATGTCTCTTACTATTACAGGATCATCCTCAACAAGAGACGTAGGTTGACCAAGGTATGCGTGTTCAGCGCCTACTGCGATCAATTCATGTCTCTCGATGGGGAGTCCCATATCATTAATGTCAATAACTTCTCTTAACCATTGATACAATCGTAAAGAGTGTTGACCTATTTCTGTGGTAGACTCGCGAGCTTCAGTCATACGATTGAAGATCGGGGGAACTAACCCGGCAAAATCATGGACCATCAGGGGGTCGCTCTTGAGCAACTCCCTAACTGCTTCCAGATCGTACACATCTTCGTATATGAACTTCTTCATCATGTACGGACTAGTCCGCCATGTAGACAAGAAGTCAAATACGACATTATCGGGGATCGAACGTTCTGGTAACTTAGTTACCTCGACTTTGATCCTCTGGAATAGATTATGATTACTACTAATTTCTGAGGAAAGTAGACGTAATCTTTCATTAAAGAGGAAGTACTTGTGGATACCTGACTCGTAAGTCAAGTGGCCACTCGAAACTAACCTTTCGATGATACCTGAAGGGAACCTCATAAGGGAATCCTTCCCGATCATAATAAAGTCTCGAATTGGGTGATCTTCAGGGACCGTATAGGTCTCGACGATCGACTCTTTATCGAAATGCTTTTGACCAAGAACGATACAACCTCTATAATTGAGGAAGTACCATTCTCCACTGGTCCACTCATGAATAATCTCCTTCAGGAATTTCTTAAAGGATTCTAACGTGCCTCCAATCACTTCTTTCCCCAGGCCGAAAAGCCGTGAGGGAAGATGAGATTCGGGGCAATTATGACAGTCTAAACCAACATCTTGTATACAAGATGCCAGTTGATAGTACTGATATTGGACAGTATTGGAAGGAATCCAGCTGATTTCACGACCGAGAAGTGTAAATTTCCCGATTGTGGAAGAACTGAAATCCTCCCGATCCTTTTGTACATCGACCAATAACCTCATTCTTGGATAATCAAGATAGGGTAAAAGGTCAAAATTTCGGAACTTTTGTGCAGCCCTCACACGGTGTAAGCCGTGTTGAGGGATGCAGAAAACCTCCTCACAATAGAAAAGCCAATCTGTTGACTCGAAAGTGTCCAGAGGTGAAGGCTTATATCCTAACATAATTGCAGCTTCCTCATAATATATGTGGAAGTTACGATTAGTGTTTATATTGACGAGGTCATCTCCATTACCGGCTGCAACGCCGATAGTGGGGGTGATTCCCTCGGCACGACATTTGCTTTTTGCGTATCGCTCCGCTACGGCGTGAGCCATACACAAATTGCTCTTAGTAAGGGGGTCCCCCATCATCACGCCGTTTCGAACGGTATGAAGATGGTCCTTGAGGCCCTTAATTTTAACAATTTTCTCAGAAACCCAAATATCGAGTATAACCTCGATAATTGAGTCCGAGAAACCACATTCCTTTAGTAAGGGCTGCATAGTAGCCCTAGCTGAAGAGAATGGAGGCGCATCGGTCGCCTTTTCCCAATCCGAACAGTATCCGACGTATTCCCTTCTGCCTCGACGAATCGAAGCAGTTAGGTCCTCGTCTTCCTCCATTCGTTCTAGGAATCGCCAACCGTGCCGTGATGCCTGAAATGAATCAGTAATAATTGCATTGTTCTTTAGCAACTCTATTGTCAGATGAGAAAAGGGTTGCAGAAGAGCATCTTTCCAGAATGACCCAGAAGTCACGACACGTGCCTTCCCGGGTTCTCTGATTGCGCATAGATTGTAACGTTTCACCTCTTGAGGTGAAACTACAGATCTAAAATATGCCTCGTCCCAGATGTAGGTCCCAAGACTAGTCTCGGGCTCTTCATCTAGGTCAAGAATTTCATCGAATTCCTCTATCTCAAAACCTTGAGAGGTTTGAGATAACTTCGGAATTAAAACTAATTTCTCCGGGGGAAATCCGATTTCCTTCAGGTAGCCCTGTAGGTAACCGAATTTCCCCCCTTTGGCCTTTGAGACCTCGACGCAAGCCGAAGTACTCATTGAGACTTTAGCATTATGGAAGCTTCCAATTTTCTCTCCACGGAGAGTAAATTCAGCAACCTCTTTGATAGCAGTTAACAATTCTTGGTTAGGCTTGAAAGGCTTAACCTCGGATGTTTCCGCAATGAAATCGTTGAGTGATTTCTCACAAAGTTTGGCCGAGGCCAACCCCGCTGCGCGGGTTTGTGAAATACACATCAATTTATACATTTTTTGCCTAGAATTTGAACTGACGAGTCGGTTCAATATCTTGACAGGTTTTGTTAGGAACCCAAATTTCCTTGATTTCCCCGGACCCAAAAACCCAGGGAGATCAATTGGAATTTTACGGAACCCACAATTTCTAATATACTTGCGAATCTGTTTTAAGGTTGTTTCGAAACCGAAATAATCTTGAAGCAAATTCGAAATAATTTGATTATGCCATGCATCAGTGACCTTATAGGGGTCGCCATGCACGAGCAACTCGGGGAAACCCAAAATCAATCCAGCGACGCAGGCGTCACTGTAATGAAGAATTTCCTTCAACTTTAACCGACCTTGTGAAGTTACAAGTAACTTATTAACAAGTTGTTGGTTATAAGGTTTGAGGCGTTTGTACCAATAGGTTCTAAATCTTAGAATCCATTGGGCGGCGTCACTATTATGTTTACGAGTATTCCCGAGGTCTATTTTCTTAGACCACAGGTTCTCGAATTTATAATCTGCTGACCAGTTCTCGAAAGAAGTGGACGGCCGATCATGGTTGATAACCTCGTCAAGGTACCGGAGTGCTCTAGAGAACTCCAATGCCTTAATTTTAGATTCTTCAACATCTGCGTTACCGCGCGTGGTAGCTCGGCCCGAGGGCCTTGCGTTCACTGCGAGCGGAATACAGCTGTGTGGAAGAAACACCATCGACGGTTTTACATCGTCAAG